CTAATCAATTTCAAGTCACGATGTCTGGTGGCGGCGCTGACGGGATTCAAAGCCGAGGGTTTTCATTTTTATGTCGTGGTGCTCAGATTCCTGCATTGACCATTGGTGAGATAGCCGTCCCATATCGTGGGCGTCAAGTTTTTCTTGCTGGTGATCGTACTTATGATGCATGGACTGTAACCATTATGAATGATAGAAGTATGGGTGTACGTGGTCAACTAGAGTCTTGGATGAACAATATGCAAGATATCGGTGCTGCGACAACCTCACCATCATTAAATGCAAACTCGTACTATGCAACAGCTATAGTAAAACAGATGGATCGAAATGATGCAGTAATTCGGACATATACTTTAGATGGTGTATGGCCGACCACTCTAGATGCAATTGATTTGGCGTTTGATGCCAACGATGCTATTCAAGAGTTTGGTGCTACATTTAGATTTAACTGGATGACAATTGCTGGTGGTGCTGGTTCTTCAAGTGGTGGTTTAACACTTTCACTTACGGCTTCAGGATCATTAAGTGGTACATAAGTAGTTTTTTGATTATATCGCAAATTGAAGCGGTATAAATAGTTATACTATGGCAGAATTATTTGGATGGGAAGTAAAGAAGAAGGAGAGCGACAAGGCCAAAAGCTTTGTCGCTCCTTCGGACGAAGAAGGCACACTAGATATTGCTGGTGGTGCTGGTTTTTTTGGGCAGTATTTATCTTATGATAAGGCTGCTCGTAATGATTATGATTTAATCCGCAAGTACCGACAGACCTCAGAAAACCCTGAGTGCGACCAAGCGATAGAAGATATTATCAACGAAGCTATTACGGCTGACGAAACTGATATCTCTGTTGCAGTCAATCTCGATTGGGTTCCCCTCTCTATGTCTATCAAGAAAAAGATAGACGAAGAATTTAAAGAAGTTCTTACACTCCTTCAATGGAAAAAGAAAGGACATGATATTTTTAGGCGGTGGTATATTGATGGTAGAATTTTCTATCATAAATTGATTGATGAAAAATCTCCACGAAAAGGTATATCGGAAGTTCGTTTTGTAGATCCTAAGTTTATCAAGAAGATTAGGGAAGTTGAAAAAGAAAAAGGACCTGGTGGTGTAGAAATAATTAAGTCTATTAAAGAATGGTACATCTACAATGAAGCTGGTGTGTATCCTGCTCTACCTGCAATTGGTGGTTCCGCAAATATGCAGGCACAGGGTTTAAGAATTTCTCCTGATGCTATTGCATATGTTCCGTCGGGACTATACAACCCCACAACGAATCAAGTTTATTCTTTATTGCAGAAGGCAATTAAGCCTACTAACCAATTAAGAATGATCGAAGATGCGGTAGTTATCTATCGTATTGCTCGTGCTCCAGAAAGACGTATTTTTTATATTGACGTTGGTAATCTTCCCAAACCTAAAGCAGAAGCATATATGAAAGATATTATGGCTCGCTATAGAAATAAAGTTGTTTATGATTCTAATACTGGTGAGGTGATGGATGATAGAAACCAAATGTCTATGTTGGAAGATTTCTGGTTGCCTCGCCGAGAAGGTGGTCGTGGTACTGATGTAAGTACTCTGTCCGGTGGTCAAAATCTTGGTGAATTGGAAGATATAAAATACTTCCAGAAGAAACTTTATAAGTCGTTGAACATTCCTATCTCTCGTTTAGAGTCAGAAGGTGGTTTCAATATGGGTAAGTCAACAGAGATTACCAGAGATGAAATTAAGTTTAGTAAGTTCATTCAACGTCTGCGTAAGAAGTTTTCAGAACTTTTCCAAGATATGCTTAAGACTCAGTTAATACTCAAGGGTATTATGACTGATGAAGATTGGACCAAAGTTAAAGAATTTATTGTTTATGATTTTAAAGATGATAATCATTTTCAAGAGTTAAAAGAAATTGAAATTCTTAATGAAAGACTGACTGCATTGCAGGCTGTCAATGATTATGTCGGTACATACTATTCAGTAGAATATGTCCGACGTTATGTATTGCGTCAATCTGATACAGAAATTGAAGAAATTGATAAACAGATTGAACAAGAAAAGAAAGACGATGTTATGGATGATGATGCTGGTTTAGATCCAGGGAGACCAGTTGGTAGTAATGTGCCTGAACCAGAGGCGCCGCCAGAGGCTGAGGCACCCCCTATGAATGGTAATGGTGCTACAGTTCCGGGTGGAGATGAAGGACAAGCTGACGCAGACCAGGAATATTCGGGTCCAGAGGCTGCGTAAATTATAAATATTAGAGGAATATACAATGGATAAAAATCTTAAAAAGATGATTGACAATGTTGCCGACGGTGATATGGCTGCCGCTGGTGATGCATTTAATGCTGCTGCTGATGCACGAAGATCAGACACATGGAAACAAGCCAAAATAGATTACGCCCAGAGAGCTTTTAAAGAAGTTGATCTGGGCCCAGTTTCGGCCGGACAAGACACGGGCATTACAGGTGACCCGGCTGAAGTAGAGGATTAATAAATGAAACTTATATCTGAATCAATAGAGGATGTTGATTATCTTATAGAAGATGATGACGCCGGTAAGAAGAACTATAAAATCCGGGGTCCATTCTTACAAGCCGAGATTAAAAACAGAAATGGTCGCATCTATCCGATGCACATTCTAGAAAAAGAAGTAGGCAGATATAACAAAGAATATATACAGAAGAATAGGGCATTCGGTGAACTCGGTCATCCCGATGGTCCTACAGTAAATTTAGAAAGAGTATCACATATGATTACTGATTTGCACGCTGATGGAACTAATTTCATCGGTGAGGCAAAGGTCCTGGATACTCCTTATGGTAAAATTGTAAAGAATCTCATAGACGAAGGTGCCAAGTTGGGGGTTTCGTCCCGAGGTATGGGGTCACTCGTTCCAATGCGAGGTGCCCAAGTTGTAAAAGATGATTTCTATCTGGCAACTGCTGCAGATATAGTCGCAGATCCGTCTGCCCCCAATGCTTTCGTAGAAGGTATCATGGAAGGCAAAGAGTGGGTATGGGATAATGGCGCAGTAAAAGAGATGGATATAGATGCTTATAAGAGAGAATTAAACAAGAAATATCAAAGGGCGCAAGCTAGAGAAGAAAAAGCTATCGAAATCTTTGAAAATTTCATGTCTAAATTTTGAATATTATAAATAACTTATATGTACATTAAAAACAGGGAGTATTCCAAATGACGGATATTAACACTGAACTAGAGAGAATTGCCGATGAAACATTGGGCAACCCTCTAGAGGAAGCACAGGGTAGCCTAGATACTAAAGGCGATCCACGGGCTGCCATGAAAGGTGCCGCAGCTGCCCAGAAAGAAGCCAAGATTGAAGGTGGAACTCCGGGTGGTGAGACACAAGACATGGGACCTGCTGTAGTTTCTCCAGATGCTAAATCTGATCCAGGTGATGCCGCCACTAAAAAGGCGAGTAAAGCTACTCCCCCCAAGACTAAAGCCTCTGATGCTTCTTCCAAACCTATGGGTGATGGAAGTGGTGAAATGAAGGTTGGTGCTAGAGAAGAAGTAGAACTTGAAGGCGTCGATCCAGAGGAAAAAGACTTAGCAGCTGCTCGTGCGGCTGAGAAGAAGAAAGCTGGTAAGGGTGGTGGAACGGCAGGTCGGCCTCAGGAAGAGCCGGATGAAGATGAGGAAGATGGAGAAGAAGTACAAGACGATGAAGATAAAGATGACGAAGAGGAAGCTACTCGTAGTAAAAAGCGTCCTACCGCTGAAGAGCGTGTTGCTGCAATTGATCTTTCCGACGATGTTGATGCATTGACATCTGGTGAAGGTCTTTCAGAAGAATTTAAGACGAAGGCTGCTACAATTTTTGAAGCTGCATTGAAGTCAAAGATTCGTACCGAACTTGAGCGTCTAGAGGAAGAGTATGCAGAGGCTTATGATTCTGCTATTTCCGAGGCAAAAGATGAGTTGACTACTAAGGTCGATGGTTATCTGACGTATGTTGTCGAGGAGTGGATGAAGAAGAATGAGTTGGCAGTGGAGCACAGACTAAAAACTGAACTCGCTGAACAGTTTATTGCAAGCCTACGGGCACTGTTTGAAGAGCATGATATTGCAATTCCTGATGAGAGATTTGATATGCTTGAAGCTGCGGCAACGCAAGCTGATGATATGGAAGGTCGCTTGAATGAGGAGATTGAGAAGAATGTTGATCTAACACAGAGAGTAAATGAACTGTCGAAGAATGAAATTCTTTTAGATGTGGCTTCTGATCTAGCTGATACAGAAGTCGAAAAGTTTGGTGAGCTTGCAGAGAGTGTAGAGTACGAGAACGGTGAAGATTATCGTTTGAAATTGGAAACAATTAAGGATTCTTATTTTCCTAAAGCCTCAATAAACGAAGAAGTAGAAGCAGCGCCGAATTATGACGATGTAGAAATGTCATCTGGTAAAATGGCTGCATATATGAATACTATTAGTAGAGCACAGAAACGTGCTTCTAATTGATAGTTGAGATAATAAATTTTTTTAAATAAAAAAAAGGGAGAAAACAATGTTTAACACTGAACACCTACAGGAAAAATGGCAGCCAGTCCTAGAACATCCTGATCTTCCCGAGATTAAGGATGCTTACCGTCGTGCTGTAACTACTGTAATCTTGGAAAACCAGGAGAAGGCAATGTCTGAGGATCGTGAGTTCCTCGGTGAAGCAACACCTGCCAACGCAACTGGTTCCGCAATTGCGAATTGGGATCCGATCCTAATTTCGCTCGTTCGTCGTGCTATGCCTTCCCTTATTGCTTATGATATCTGTGGCGTCCAGCCAATGACTGGTCCTACAGGTCTTATCTTTGCAATGAAGGCTCGGTATACGTCACAATCAGGAACAGAAGCTCTGTTTAATGAAGCTAATACAGCGTTTGCAATGCAGGCCGCTGGTGGTGCTGCTACACAAACAGGTGAAGATGTAATATCTGCTATTACAACTACAAACTACTCTGTGCAACATGGTATGACTACAACTACTGCTGAAGGTCTTGGCAATGCTTATAGTGGTACTAATGCTTTCGCAGAGATGGCATTCAGTATTGAGAAGTCAACGGTAACAGCTCGTTCCCGTGCTTTGAAAGCTGAATACACAATGGAACTCGCACAAGATTTGAAGGCGATTCACGGACTCGATGCTGAGACCGAACTCGCAAACATTCTGTCTGCTGAGATTCTATCTGAAATTAACCGTGAGGTTATTCGTACTATTTACATCACTGCTCGAGAAGGTGCTCAGTCAAATGTCACCACTAGAGGTATCTTTGATCTTGATACAGATTCCGGCGGTCGCTGGTCTGTTGAAAAATTCAAGGGTTTGATGTTTGCTATGGAGAGAGATGCTAACGTAATCGCTCGTGACACACGCCGTGGTAAAGGTAACATCTTGATTTGTTCTGCTGATGTTGCTTCCGCCATGACAATGGCTGGTTTGCTTGACTATCAATCTGCACTTCAGGATAACCTGAACGTAGATTCGACAGGCAACACTTTTGCTGGTGTCCTAAACGGTCGCCTTAAAGTATACGTTGATCCGTATATGAATATGGTAGCTCCGTATCAAACTGCACCAACAGCTACTGGCGCCACAGCGGCCCAGTACTATGTTGTTGGTTACAAGGGCACATCGCCTTACGACGCTGGCTTGTTCTATTGCCCATACGTTCCATTGCAGATGGTCCGTGCTGTTGGCGAGCAGAGCTTCCAGCCGAAGATTGGCTTCAAGACACGATACGGAATGCAAGTCAATCCGTTTGCACAAACAACTGATGCTACCACGGCAGGTCCTGGTACAGCTAATTTGAATGTGTACTACCGTCGTGCTCAAGTCAACAACTTGATGTAAAATATTCAAAAAGTATCCGCCATAATACAATTATAAAGGATACGACTTTTGGGACCCCGACTACCACCGCAGTCGGGGTCTTTTTACATTTAGCCTACCTTACATAAAACTCCCTTAATTTTCAACTCACGGAGGGATTTATTATGGCTTACGAAAAAATACTAAAGGTCATTAAGTACACCATTATGACTTTAATTCTTCTTGGCGTTTATACTCTTATAATAATTTCTTTATAAATAGTAATGAAGAGGAGTCATTGTAAAAGGGGGAGAGTAGACTCCAGCCCCACAAGGAGAAAGAATTATGGCTATTACAGCTTTACAGCAATCGGATACTCGTTATAGAGTAAACTCAAAATATGTTGTTGATGCAGCTGCAAACTCTACAGTTAGTTTGTTAGATGTATCTGCACTAGTAGGATTTGAAACAGGCGGTCTAGTAAACATTGCAAAAATTTCTTGGTGGTCATCTGCACCATCAGGTGGGTTAGATATTATTTGGGATGCTAGCTCTAATGTGATAGCATTTATTTGTGAGGGAGCAAGTGGTGCATATGGTTATATGCCAGGACAACCTGCAATCTCTAATAATGCTGGTGGAGGTGTTACCGGAGATGTTTTAATAACTAATGCATCAGCAACTTTTACTTTAGTAATAGAGTATCATAAACAAGTAACAGCTGGTGGTAAAGGTTGGACTGCAACAGGTTAATATATGGCAACTAGTAATATAACAGTGGGTACCGGGAGCGCTGTCTCCCGGCAACCCGTTGTGTATGATTACTCACAACTTAATCAATTTAAGCTGTTCCTTCCTA